CAAAGCAACAGAAGTTGAAGACTATTCTGTGCCATCTAACATTACAACTTTTAGAGCTGATGTAAGAGCTAAGTCAAATGAAATGGAGACTGCGATTGACAATGCTTCTGATGTAGATGCTCTTAAAAATTTATATGATTACACTGAGCAAGAGGATGGAAGTGTAACAAGACCATTAGGCGAATTTCCGACACTGGAGGATTAATGCCATTAATTCTTGGAACTAACTCTATTAAAGACACAGCTTTTAGCGTAGATAATTCAGTAAGACTTGATGGTACGGATGACCATTTTAGTAGAACTTTATCACAATCAGGAAATAGTAAGGCTTTCACCTTTTCTTGTTGGATTAAAAGAAGCAAAAGAAACTCAGATGTACCAAGATTATTACACTTTGGGGGTAGCAGTGCATCACCAACTCATTACATAAGTGTTCGTTTTAGAGATGATCAAAATGGTAGATTATCATTTTACACTGAAGCAGGCGGTGATGGTTTTCAACTAAATACAAACAGATTGTTTAGAGATGAATCTGCTTGGTATCATATTGTTGTCGCTGTTAATAGTGCGGCTACAGAAGAAATAGATAGACAAAAAATATATGTCAATGGTGTTCAAGAAACTTCAATGTCATCATCAACTGCTATGTCGTATAATGCTGATTTAGGTTTTAACGATTCGGGTAATGTTATTTATCTTTTTAGAAAACAAGAAGACTCAGATCATTTTCCTGGGTATGCTTGTGAGGTAGCTTATATAGATGGACAGCAATTAACCCCGACATCATTCGGTGAATTTGATAGTGATAGTCCTACTCATTGGAAACCAAAAGATTTTAAAGATGATGTTACTTTTGGTACAAACGGGTTTTATCTTGAATTTAAAGATAGTTCTGCTTTAGGTGCTGATACGTCTGGGAATGGTAATAATTTTAACTATAATTTTGGTGCAACTAATCAATCTACAGATACTTGCACTAATAATTTTTGTACTTTTACTTCAACTGATCCAAGTGCAAGTAATTTTACTTTATCTGAAGGTAACTGTAAGGTAAACAAAAGTGGAGCAGGTGCGTTTGGTCTTTATGGTACTAATATAATGCTTTCAAAAGGCAAATGGTATTGGGAAGTTAAATTTACTGCAGATGCTGGTTCAGATAGAACAAGAGCTGGAGTAGCAGCTTATGAAAGTGTAACAGGAACAAGCACAGTAGCAGGTAGTTATTCTGGTTTTGCATTTACTTGTAATACAAGTGGAAGATTTAATATAGTGACTGCTGGAACAGACAACGAAATTAATGGCTTTAATAGTTATTCTACTGGCGACATAATTCAGTTTGCATTAGATATGGATAATCAAAGATTATATGTTGGAAGAAATGGAGATTTTTTTAATTACAGTTCTTCTGCTACTGGTGGTGATCCATCATCAGGAAGTGGTTTTGTTACAAATAATACAACAGTTTTAGCAGCACCAGTAACACCTTATGCAGGACACTCTGTTGGAGTTTCTGGTACTAGCACATTAGAATTTAACTTTGGTGGTAATCCTACTTTTTCTATTTCATCAGGCAACTCGGATGCAAACGGACACGGTAATTTTGAATATGCTGTACCTTCAGGTTATTTTGCGTTATGCACTAAAAATTTAGCACAGCATGGAGGATAGATGGCTTATACAACTATAGATGATCCAGGTTTATTTTTTAACACTCTTACATGGACAGGTAACGATAATGAATCTAGAGACATAACTGGTGTAGGTTTTCAACCCGACTGGGTCTG